TATAAGAGACAGGTGTGGGGTAAGGTCAGGTGACGACGCACTTGCGCCGCGAAGATGTTAACGTGTCCGGCCGTGTAGGCGGTCCTGCCGCCGGGTTGTGACCACAACCAACAGAGGATGCGCAGGGTCAAGGCTGACCGCCTAGCGCCTCGACCATCCCGCGCAACTCGACCATGCGCGCATTCATCGCTTTTCCATAGGAGAACCCGGCCCACGCCAGATCCTGAAACAGCCGCCGCTGCGGCTCTGGCAGCGCCTCGGCCTGCCGGTGAATCTCGCGCATCGTCTCGCAGATCGTCAGCCGCCCCGACCGATGCTGCGGGTTGATCTGGTATTTCCGCTGCGGACGCATGGCGAACGTCGCCTCGGCGAAGGTCATGCCCGCAGGCACGTCGCCCAGGTTGGTGACCATACGCTCGCTCGCGTGAGCCATGCTCAGGAGGCCGCCTCGGCTTCCTCGATCCGCTTCGCCAGCGTCGCGTCGCTCCACCGCTTGTCCAGCGTGAGCCCGACCGACTTCGCGCGCTCGAGCAGCGCGTCACGCGGCGTCACGACGAGACCGGCAGGCGGCGGCGGCACGACGGCAGGCTCGCGCTCGGCATAGCGAACCGCACGGCCAAGAGCGATCAGCACCTTCGCATCGCGCGCGCCGATATCGAAAACGTCGCCGGCGCGGATCGCCCGCGTGCTGTAACGGAACGACTTGATCGCGGTCAGCCGTTTCTTCATCGCGCGTATCCTTCCGCGTGGTGGACGGGGCGGCCGAAACCGCCCCGCTCAGGATCAGGAGGCGCCGATGCCCCAGGTCACGCCGGTGATCAGCGCGACCGCGGTCGGGCGGCGACGCATCCAGTTGACGGTGCGCTCGGCCAGGAAACCGACCGAGTTCGTCTGCCAGAGCGAGACGAGATCGGTCGCCACCGGCGTCGCCGACACGGTGTCGTTGGTCGGGTTGTCCATCATCTGAAGCGACGCCTCGGTGGAGATGTCGATCGTCACGCCGCCCTCGTCGCCGACGTAGATGTCCGCGGCGTTGATCAGCGCGACATACTCGCCGACATACTGCGAGGTGATGACCGGCAGGCCGAAGAAGACGCCGCCGTTCATCGTCAGGCCCGGATACTCCTTCTGGCCGAGGGCGTTCTTCAGCCCGGACAGATAGAGCGCCGTCAGCGCCGACATGACCCACACGCCGGAGCTGAGGTCGTTGTTCGCGGCGATGAACTTGCCGATGGCCGCCTGCGCGTCGGCGTCGATCGCGTCGATGTCCTGACCGCCCGAGGCGAACGCATTGCCGCTCAGGCCGTTGGTGATCGACGCCGGGGAGACGCCCGCCGAGCCCGAGTTGGTCGGGTCGATGAACGACTGGTCCTGCCGCTTGGCGATGGCGTTCACCAGGCTGTCGCGGATCAGCGCCTCGCCCGAGGGCGAACTGTCGCGAAGCTGCTCCATGGTCGCCACGGAGATCGTCGCCACCTTCAGCGGCGCCATCTCGGTGCGGATCCAGCTCGCCTTGGTCAGCGGCTTGGGCTTGCCCTCGCCGACCCAGTAGGCCGCGCTCTCGGTCGCCTCGGTGATCAGCGGGACGCGGAACGGGATGCGGGTCACGCCCGGAATGCCGTTCTGCCCGAACCGGCCGAGGATCGTGCGGGGGCGCAGGTACTCGACGAAATCAGCCCAGCCGCCCTCGTTGCCGATCAGCGCCGCGTCGGTCGTGGTGTTCGACGCGATCACCGCCGCCTTGACCGCCGTGACCATCTTCGGGTCACGCTCGCCGTACAGCTCGGTCGCGATCGCCACCGGGTCGCGGTGCGACTTGTGGGCGATGCCGAGGCACTTCGCGAAGCGCGCGAAGCGGATGCCCGCCTCGGGCTCGGGCGCCTTCACCGACACGGGAGCGCGACCATCGGCCCCGGCCACGTTGCGCGGGTCGGCCCGGACGTCCTTCGCGGTCTCGACCGCCGCCTTCTGCAGCACCTTCAGCCGCTTGATGTGGCCGTCGATCTGCTCGATCTCGGTCTCGAGAGCGTCGAACGCTTCCTGATCCGCCGAATCCAGGGTCTCGCCCTCGTTCGACTTCGCCATGATCTCGGCCATGTCGGCCGACTTCTGCTCGCGGGTCGACTGCCACTCGGCAATCTGATCCGCCGTGGATTTCTTCGCCATCGTCTGTCCTTTCGTGACGACAGGTTTCTTTCGGTCGCCAGACGCGGCGGGGGTGGCCTTCGCCTCGGAGCGGCCAGACGCGGCCCTCTGCTCGGAGACGATGGATTTCTGTTCGGTCAGGACGCCGCGAGCCTCGCGGTCGATCGCCTTGACCGTGTGAATGATCGCCCGCGCGTTCGCGGGGACGCTCACGGTGCTGAGCTCGACGATCTCGACCTCGTCGAAGTCGATACCGCCGTCCTGGCGGTGCGCATGCTTCATCGAGCGGAAGCCGATGCTGACCGCACGCACGAGCCCGTGCTTCAGCTCGCCCCAAGCCGTGTCGACGCGGTCCTTCAGCGGGCCGGGCTCGTCGATAACGGGGATTTCCGCCTCGAACTCGATGCCCTTGGCGGTCGGCTTCTTGAACGTCACGCGCCCGATCGGCCGGTCGCTGTCATGCTGATGCAGCAGAACGAGAGGGTTCGCGAACTTCGCGCCCAGCGGGTTGATCGTGTCGAGCATGCGGTCCGGTTCGGGAGTCGTCGCCCAGCCAGAAAACACACGCTTGCTGTCATCGAGGCTCTTAACCTCGATGAGCGAATACGCTCGGTTCATAGGGTATCCTTTCGGCCTAGCCGAAGACCAGCAGCTGGAATTTCTTCGGGGACGCTGTGTCGCCCGCCCAGGTTCCGGCGACGCTGTCCGCCATCGCGAGCGCCACCATGCCGTCGATCCGGCCGCGCGAGCGCGACTTGTCGAGCTTGCGGTTGCCGGACGGATCAGACTTCACCGTCGCATTGCCGGCGCACATCGAAAGCACCGGGTGATTGCCGTGAACGATCGTCCTGCCCAGCAGCTTCGATTCCAGCGCCAACAGCGCCGGGCTCATGCTCTGGAACCCCTGCCCGAACGGCTCGAACAGCGCGTCGTCGCCCTCTAGCTGATCGTCCGTGAAGCCTGCGTCGGCCAGTAGCGGCTTCAGATGCCGGTAGCCCCAGCGGTCGAACGCGATCTTGCGCACGTCGTGCTCATCGCAGAACCCGCGCAGGAACGCCGCCACGAAGCGATAGTCGATGGCCGGCCCCGGCGTCGTCTCCAGCCAGCCATCGCGCGCCCAGACGTCATACGGCACCCGGTCGGCTCGGGCCTTCTCGCGCAAGCCCTTCTCGGGAAGCCAGAACGTCGGCCGCACATGCCACTCGTCGCCGATCGGCGCCAGCGCGACGAACGCCGTCAGGTCCGACACGCTCGACAGGTCAAGGCCGCAGAACACTGGCCGGCCGTCGAACTCAGAGACCGGGCCGCCGCAAGCCTGCCAGATGGATTTCGAGACGAACGGCGCCGAAGCGTCGATCCGCTGATTGAGGAATAGCTGCCGCGCTCGAGCCTCCGCGCTCGGCAAACGCGACGCCTGCTTCATTTCCTCTTCGAGATCGCGTCTGGACCGGAACAGGCCAAGCGCGGGATTGGCGGCTTCCCAAGCCTTCTCGTCCAGTAGGTCACATTCTTCGGGCGCTGCGTAGACGTGGCACACCGTCGCCGGGTCTTGCGACACAATCGCATCATCGATCATGACCGACATGAAGTCGGCGTCGCTTGGAGCCTGCGTCGAGATCACGAACAGGACCGCTTCGTCGTAAGCGCCTTGGCTGGTGATGATCGCGTCGAAGAACTCGTCGCTCGGGCCTTTCACCTGTCCGGCCTCGTCGAGGATGGCGACCACGTAACTGCCGCCGTGCGCCGTAGCTCCCTCCGCCGAAAGCGCCTCGTATTCCACGTTCATGAGAAGCCCGACCAGCTTCTTGCTGGACGGAACGACCCGGATCACCTTCCGCAGATCAGGCGAAAGCATCGCCATCTTGCTTGCGTAGTTGAACACCTCAGCCGCCTGCTTGCGCGAACGCGCGCCTGACGCAATCCGGCTATTCTGCCGCGCCTCTGGGCCAACCGTGTGGATCAGCACCATCATCGAGATCGTCGCAGTCTTTGCGTTCTTCCTAGCCATCGACGCGACGGCGCGGCGGGTTAGAACGTCGTTGTCATAGACTGAGTAAAAGAACGCCTCCTGGAAGGCCGCGAGCCGCACCGACTGGCCGACAAGATCGCCCTCCGGCACCCGAAGATACTTTTCGCAGAAGGCCATGTTCCGCTCGGCGCGCGTCCACGCCCGCGACGGCATCGACCGCCAGTCCCTCATTCGCGGTATGGGGCCGCATTTGATCGCGGCCCTCACATTGTCAGGGAGCAAGACTAGATCGGCCGCGCCAGAAGATCGTCGCCCGCCCCGTCCACATCCGCCTCGATCCCCTTCGCCCCGCCCCGGCGCTTGGCGACATCCCGCGCTTCGCCTTCCTGCGCGCGCGCGTGCAGCGACAAAGACCGACGACCAGCATTGATCGACCCGGCAAGGGTCTGGACTACCGTCCGAAGCGGGTTGACCGCCAGGTGTCCTTTCGGCGTCGTCACGACCTGTCTCTTATA